GGTGGTGGCTCTGGTGGATATCACGATTCTGGACCACAAGGTGGAGCAGGTGGTGGGGGTGCTGGAGGTATGTTAGAAAGCACTTCTGTTCCTGTAGTAGGAGGTTCAACAATAAATTTTACAGTTGGTGGTGGAGGAGCTGGTGGAAGAGGTTCTCAAAACAATGGATCAAATTCTACTTTATGTGCACCTTCAGTTCAAACAGCAATTGGTGGTGGATATGGAACTAATCCAGGAGGTTCCGGTGGTGGGGGTAATGCTGGTACTCCGGCTAGTGGAGGTTCTGCAACAGCATGTCAAGGTAATGCTGGTGGAGATAGTTCACCAAACCCAGGCTCTCCTGGAAATAATTATAGAGGTGGTGGCGGAGGTGGAGCTGGTGCAGCAGGGTCACCTGGATCAGGTTATCCAGATGGCGGAGCTGGTGGAGCTGGTAAAGCAAACGCAATAACATCTACAGTTTATGCAGGTGGTGGAGGTGGTGGTGTAAGAAATGATGAAGGCTCATCTGCCACTGGTGGTGCAGGCGGACCTGGAGGTGGAGCTGATGGAGCTGATTCTCCTAGTGGAGTCGGATGTAATGCTACTGCAAATACTGGTGGTGGCGGTGGTGGTCAAGGAAATTATTATGGTAATAGTCCAAGTTATAAACCTGGTAATGGTGGATCAGGTAGAGTTTTATTTAAAGAACCAACAGTTAATATTCTAAGACAAGCTCCGGGTGTTTGGCAAATGAATACAGTTTTTGATTTTAGAAAACAGGATAATTGGGTAACGTCCCCAGCATTTATTTCTGCATCAGGTGGAACAGAAACAACAAGTGGTGATTACAAAATTCATACGTTTACGTCCTCAGGGACATTTACTGTTACACAAGCAGCTATTGGAAAACCAACTGCAGAATCAGCAGTGGATTATATAATTGTAGCTGGTGGTGGAGCAGGTGCAACTCCTGGAGGAAACTCAGGTGGAGGAGGTGGAGGTGGAGGTGTTAGAGCCTCTGCGGTTACATATACTAATGGAGGCCCAAGTTCACCTAGAACATCTGGCGTAGATGGAGTAGCTGTGACTGCTCAAGCATATTCAATTGTGGTTGGTGCTGGTTCAGCTGCTAAGTCAGCCCCTGCACCTAATCCAGGAACTTCAAGAGGAACTGATTCATCTGCTTTAGGTTTAACAGCAACAGGTGGTGGAGATGGTGGTCACAATGCAGGTGGTGGTAATCCAGGAAATTCAGGAGGATCGGGTGGTGGTGCTTCAGGAGGTGGTTATAATAAAACTGCTGGAGCTGGTAATACTCCTCCAGTAAGTCCAGATCAAGGTATGCCTGGTGGTGCTAGACCAGGAAGTGGTGGAGATGGTGGTGCTGGAGGTGGTGGAGGTTTCATGGTTGCTGGATCTGTTGCTAATACAGGAAGTGTAGCTCCTGGAGGAGCTGGAGGTGGATTCCCTAACGCTATGGGTACTTCAGGACAAAGTTGTGGATCTTATTATTATTTTGCTGGTGGTGGAGCTGGAGGTGGAAACGATCCAGGAAGTTCACCTCGTGGTGGAGGATTAGGTGGTGGAGGAGATACAGGTGGAGCCTATAATGCCCCTTGTGCTGCAAGAGCAGGTGTTGCAGGAACTACAAATACTGGTGGTGGCGGTGGTGGACCAAATAATGGTTCGAGCGTAGCTGGTGGTGCTGGAGGATCAGGTATTGTAATATTAAGATACAAATATCAATAGTTGATTAATAATTAAAATTAAACTATAAATATAAAATTTAAGGAGTAAAAATATGGCACATTTCGCAGAATTAAAAGCAATGACGGATCCTACTGGATTTACGTCAGATTCACATCAAATTGTACAAAGAGTAGTTGTTGTTGGAAATGATATTACTACAGCATCAGGACCATTAGGAGAAAATGATATGCATGTTGATGGAGAGACATGGTGCATTAATTTTTTTAAAGGTGGGATCTGGAAACAAACTTCTTACAATAATAATTTTAGAAAACAATATGCAGGAATAGGAATGGTATATGATCCTGTAAAAGATAAATTTATAGGACAACAACCTTTTGCATCATGGTCATTAGATGATAATGATGATTGGCAATCACCAATTGCATTTCCATCAATTATTGATGATGGTCAGTCAACACCAGAATGGATTTATGTAATTTCTTGGAACGATACAAAATATCAAGCTGACAACACTAAAGGTTGGGAAGCAACTAAATCAAACGACGAAGCGGAAACCAAAACAGTTTACGACTGGAATGGCACATCTTGGGTGTCCGCATAGGAGGACACTTAAATGCCAAAAGGCAGCGGAAATCAAAACGGTGGTGTAATCGGAAAAAGCAATAAAACTTCTTTCGGAAAATGTACCACAACAACTAAAACATCAAGTGCACCAAGTGCAGTCACAACACAACCAGGAACAAGATTAGTTAATACTTTAGTTGTTGCTGGAGGTGGTAGTGGTGGAGCAAACCGAGGTGCAGGTGGTGGAGCTGGTGGCGTTTTACAAACAAACGATATAATTGTATGTGGGGGCACAGCTCTTGGAGCAGTTACTATTGGTGGTGGTGGATCTACTCCACCTTCAAGTGGTAATGGTAATGCAGGAACCAATTCTAGTTTAGTAATAGGATGTACGACTTACACTGCAACTGGTGGTGGACTTGGAAAAAGTGGAAACTGTGGAGTTGGTGGACCAGGTGGATCTGGCGGTGGTGGAACAAATGATCAACCTTCAGATCCAGAAAGAGCTGGTGGTACAGGAGTTTGTGGTCAAGGTAATCCTGGAGGAAGTGCAACACCAGGAGGATCTGGAGCAGGATATAGAGGAGCTGGTGGTGGCGGTGGAAAAAATGCTGCTGGAGCTAATGGCTCAGGATGTGGTGGTGGAGCAGGTGGAGCAGGTATTCCTATTTCAGCTTGTTTTAGTTCACCAATATCAGGAGTCGGTGGTGGCGGCGGTGGAGCATCTAGTAATACAAATCCTCCAAGAATAGGAGGATCGGGTGGAGCACACGGAGGTGGAGACGCAGGTCCAAGTGGACCTTCACCGGGACCTACTGCTGGAAGTGCAGGAACTGCTAACACTGGTGGTGGAGGCGGTGGAGGAGGAAATAACTCTGAAGCAGCTGGTGGAGCAGGTGGATCAGGAGTGGTTATTGTAAAAGAATTAAATAAAGCAAGTGGTGTGTGGTCATTAGAAAGTCAATTTAGCGCTAAATCTAGCTCTACATGGCCTTTTAGATCAGCACCAGTAAATTACATGGTAGTTGCTGGTGGTGGTGGCGGTGGATTTAGCTCTGGTGGTGGAGGTGGTGCAGGAGGTTATCGTGCATCAGGATTTGGACCAAGTCCATTACAAGGTTCAGCATTAGATTTAGGTTTAGGAAGTTATACAGTTACAGTTGGAGCAGGTGGTGCTGGCGGTGCTAATGAGCCTACTTATGGAGCATGCGGTACAAATTCAAGTTTTGGAACCATAACATCAACAGGAGGTGGTGTTGGTGGTAACACTGGTGGATCTGGTGCAAAAGATGGTAAAACAGGTGGATCTGGTGGTGGAGGCGGTGGTGGAGCCGTATGCGGAGGATCTGGTGGAGCAGGTAATGCAGGAAGTTTTACTCCTCCAGAAGGTAATAATGGTGGAACTCATCACGGAGGATCTCCTTCCTATGGAGGTGGTGGAGGTGGTGGAGCAACCGCTGTTGGAGGAAATGCAAGTGCACCAAAAGGTGGTGATGGAGGTGCAGGGGCACCTAATACAATTACAGGAACAGATACTAGTTACGCTGGAGGTGGTGGAGGTGGTGCTAACAATCCAAACCCTGGTGGATCTGGAGGAGCTGGCGGAGGTGGTGCTGGTGGTAATGGATCAGGAGCTGCAGCTGGAACAGCCAATACTGGTGGTGGAGGTGGATCTGGTGGTCATCCTTGTGGTGCTGGACAGTCAGGTGGTTCAGGTATTGTAGTTGCAAGAAGTTTAGGGGTTGGTGTTAATTTTGTAGCAAGCCCATCATGTAATTCAGTTTCGTTTGTTCCTAACTCATGTTCACCTTCAGGTTTTGATCAAGTTGCAACATTTAATACATCAGGAACTTTAACTATTGCAGACGGTGATCCAACAGCTTTTACATCAAATTATTTAGTAGTAGCCGGTGGTGGTGCAGCTACACCTACCTCTGGTTTACCAAACTCAGGTGGTGGAGGTGGTGCAGGTGGATATAGAGCATCTGGTTTTGGACCAAGTCCATTACAAGGTTCTTCATTAATTTTAGGACCTGGAAGTCACTCAGTTACAATTGGAGCAGGTGGAACAGCCGGTACATGTGCTTCAGCAGCTAAAGGAAATGATTCAGTATTTCAATCAATTACATCAACAGGAGGTGGATCTGGTGGTGGAAATAACTCTGCGATTTACACTGGAAAACCTGGTGGATCTGGTGGTGGAGGACTTGGTTATGGAGGATACGCAGGCGGAGATGGAAATGAACCACCAGTAAGTCCTCCGCAAGGTAATAATGGTGGCCGAGGTGGTGGATACAACCCTTGGGGTGGTGGTGGAGGTGGTGGTGCCGGTGGCGCTGCAGCTAACCTTCCACCTTCAGTTCCTCTATCAGGAGGATCCGGAGGATCAGGAGTTCCTAATCTTATTACAGGTTCAGATGTAACATATTCTGCCGGAGGATCGGGAGGACCAGGTGGTCCAGGTAGTGCAGGAACTGCTAACACTGGAAATGGTGGTAATGCTACTGGGTCAGGAAGTAATGGAGGTCCTGGTGTGGTGGTTGTTAGAATGCCTAGCTCCGCTACTATATCAGTATCACCATGTACAAACTCAACATCTACACACCCTGGTGGAGATAAAATAGCTACGTTTACAGTTTCAGGTACATTGACAGTTAGTTAATAAATGTTATATTAGATATATAAAGATATATGAATTTAACAAACTATTACTGGTATTTTCAATCGGCTATTCCCTCTAGAATTTGTAATGACATTGCAAAGTATGGTAAACAACTTCAAGATCAAATGGCAGTTACTGGTGGTTATGGTAATAAAAAATTAAATCAAAAACAAATTAAAGATTTAAAAAAGAAAAGAAACTCTAATATTGTTTGGATGAATGATCATTGGATATATAAAGAAATACAACCATATATTCACGAAGCGAATCAAAACGCAGGTTGGAATTTTGAATGGGATTGGTCAGAAAGTTGTCAGTTTACAAAATATACTAAGGGACAGTATTATGATTGGCATTGTGATAGTTGGGATAAACCATATCAAAGAGAAGTTAATGATCCATCAAATGGTAAGATTAGAAAATTATCAGTTACTGTAACTTTATCTGACCCTAAAGAATATAAAGGTGGTGAATTAGAATTTGATTTTAGAAATACAGATCCTGATAAAAAACCAAATATTAGAAAGTGTAAAGAAATATTACCCAAAGGATCTTTAGTTGTATTTCCTTCATTTGTGTGGCATAGGGTATGTCCAGTTAAAAGTGGTGAAAGAAAAAGTTTAGTAATATGGAATTTAGGATGGCCATTTAAATGAGTTTTCCAAAAAAATTACAATTAGAAGAATATTTTAAATGTCCAATATGGTGGGCAGATGAACCTAAATTTGTTAAAAAACTAAACAAAGCATCTGATAAATATATTAAAGAGTCTCAAAAAAATTTAAAAAAAAGTATAGATGAAAGAAACAAAAAGTTCGGTGATAAGGGTGATATGGGTCATGTGTTTCATTCTACATCATTAATTGGTGACTCTAAATTTAAAGAATTACAAGATTACGTAGGGGCAACATCACACAACTTGTTATTAGAAATGGGTTTTGATTTAACTAATTATCAAATATTTACAACAGAACTATGGGTTCAAGAATTTGCTAAAAAAGGTGGGGGTCACCATACTTTACACACACATTGGAATGGACATATGTCTGGTTTTTATTTTTTAAAAGCAAGTGATAAAACATCTATACCAATGTTTGAAGATCCAAGACCAGGTAATGTTATGAATCTTTTACCTGAAAAAGATAAATCAAAAGTAACTTTAGCTAGTTCACAGATAAACTACAAAGTGCAACCTGGAAGAATGATATTCTTTCCATCATATCTGCCACATCAATATATAGTTGATATGGGTTATGAACCATTTAGGTTTATACATTGGAACTGTCAAGCAATACCAAAAGGAGTGTTAAATGTCGTTTAAAAAAAATAAATATAGTGTTTTAAAAGGAGCTATCTCAAAAGAATTAGCTGACTTTATATATAAATACTTTCAAAACAAAAGAAAAGTGGCAAATGTTTTATTTAATACAAAATATATATCACCATTCACAGAATATTTTGGTGTATGGAATGATGAACAAGTTCCAAATACTTATTCACATTATAGTGATATTGCAATGGAAACTTTATTGACTGAAGTAAAACCAGTGATGGAAAAACACACAGGATTAAAATTATCAGAGACATATTCTTACGCAAGAATATATAAAAACGGAGATGTTTTAGCTCGTCACAATCT